TGCGCTTCCCGACAGTCTGGCGACCAAATATCCCCGCGCGGGAGAAGAATGGGCGTGGTTCTGGCTATGGCCGGCACCAGGTGAGAGCACCGACAAAGCAAGCGGCATCGTGCGCCGGCATCACCGGCATGAGGAGGGCTTTTCCAAGGCTCTCAAGATCGCAGTGCGGCGCTCGGGTGTATCGAAGCGGGTGACCGCGCACACATTCCGCCACGGCTTCGCATCGGCCTATCTGGAGCACGGCGGGACCATCGAGGAACTGCGGGAGTTGATGGGGCACACCAGCATCGAAACTACCAAAATCTATCTGCACTGCCTGCCGCGGTTGGCGAGCCGGGCCGTCTCGCCACTCGATCACGCTACCAGCAACATCACGGATTTCAAACGCAGCGCATGAGTTCCAAGACACCTTTCCCCTATCCCCTGCAGCTCGGAGCATTGGAAGAATTTTGCCACCCGGCTACCTGCCACCTGCTTTCCGCCCCCCACGTCACCGGCTCCGGCCGCGACAGCGCCGTCCTCGCCGGCAATGGCTACCTCGCAATCCGCGTCTCGCGCGGACTTTGGATGGATTCCGATTTTTCACCGGCTCCGCCCGGATTCTTCGCCCGGCTCGAAAAACTCCCATGGGGCCGTCACGGCGACCTTCCGGCCGGAGATTGGCGCGCCATGCACGACGTCCGTCCAAGTCTATTCCGCAAGCCGCCCATTTCACCGTGGCTTGGCGCGCGTGTGGCACCATCGCCCGTCTGCTGCGTCGCGGAACGTCACCGTATCCGCCTCCATCACCTCCAACTCATCTCCCGCCTGCCGCGCTGCGAAATCTGGTGCGGTGATGCCACCGTCATGGAGCCCCTCTTTTTCCGATTTTCCTCCGGGGCCGGAATCATCGCCTGGGACAAGTCCCTCCACGATCCGAAAAACAACATCCGCGTCGCGGTCTCCATCTTCAATCCCCGCCGCTGCCCGATCACCGGCCAGCGCGTTTCAAGCTGAGATCCCCTATCACAACCCATGTCACTCGCCGCCACTACCTACGTCCTGCACCGCCGCTACGGCAACCAGACCCGGAAACTCATCATGATCGCCATCGCCGATTTTGCCGACGACTCCGGCAAGGCATGGCCGTCGATCGACACCCTCGCGGCCCGCGCGGAATGCTCCCGCCGCTCAGTCCAGGAACATTTGCAGCACCTCCGCGCCGCCGGTGATCTTGTGATCGTTCCCAATGCCGGAAGATCAGGAACCCACCTATATCGTATCATTTTTAAAAAAAATGACGATTCCGCACCACCTGTTGTGGGGGGTGCGGGATTTGCACCCCCCGTGCAAACGGCCGCCGGGAATTTGCACGGGGGGGGTGCAAATGGCCGCCGCTCATCTGCACCCGAACCGTCAGGAACGGTCATTGAACCGTCAGATGAGAGAGCCCCCTTACCCCCGCCAGGCGGGGGAAACGCGCTCGGCGACGGGGAATTGCTCGCAAAAATAAACCACCTCCGGCCCGCATGGCTCGAATGCCCGGCCCTCACCCGCCGGGAAGGCCGAATCTTCCGCGGAAATCGCGCCGCGCTCGCGGCGATTGATGCCCGCCACTGGCCGATCATGGCGGCCTACCTCAAGGCCGGCATCCCAGAAGGATCGCCACGATTCCAGCCGCAGAGCCGCGCGCAATTCCTCGACTCCCCCACCGACGTCCTCACCCACGCGCTCCAGTGGCACCGCAAGCGCGAAGGCCGCCAGCCACCGAAGCCTCCGGCGCAACCCGTCAACAACGAACCGGTTCCCTCCGAGGAAATCCGCGGAATGCTCTCCCTCACCCCAGCAAAACCATGAAAACCGCCGATATGATGCAAGATGCGAAACAGGACCACCGGACGAAGGACGCGCAGAAGCCGCGCAGCAAGGAACGGATCCGGCGGGTGTTGGAACTCGTGGCGGAAATCCGCGGAGTGAACGCGGATAGCATACTGCTCACGCAGCGTGAGAGCGAGCGTGTGGCGAGCGCGCGGAGCATGGCGATGGCGGCATGCGTGGCGGTGGGTGTTCCGCTGTGCCATGTGGCGCGGGCGTTCCGACGCGATTGGGCGACGGTGTGGGCGGCAGAGGTGCGGGCCAGCCGGCAATACCAAAACAGCGCGAATTACCGGACGGAATGGGACAAGATCACCGCGGGACTTCATTTATCGGAGATTGAATCATGATGCCGAACACCCTCACAGAATCCCTGCAATCCATCCCTCTCCCCAAGGACGTCCGGCACCAGCGCTTTGCGGATTTTGTCTTGCGGGGGAGCTCCCTGCTAGATGCCTACCTCTCCGCCGGATTCAAGGCCAAGGGCAAGGCAGCCAAGTCGGCAGCCTCGCGCCTCCGCCAGCATCCGGATGTCGCCGCCTACATCACGGCCGTCCAGAAAATCGCCGCAACCGGATCCGTTATGGACCGCCAAGAGGCGATGGAATACCTGACGAGGAATGTCCGCACTCCCATCGGCGAGATCGATGAATCCAGCGACCTCGCCCAGGAAGTCACGCGTGATGAAGTTGGCGAGGAAACCATCCGCACCAAGATCAAGATGCCCGGTAAAATCGAAGCCATCGACCGGCTAGCCAAGATGTTGGGATGGTTCGAGCCGGAGGTGCAGAAGGTTCAATTCGAGGTCATCATCGGACCCAATGTCGAAGCTTAAAATACGCATCGACGCACGGCCGCAGTTTCTGCCGTTCGTGCAATGCGAGAAGCGATGGAGCGTTCTCGCTGCCCACCGGCGCGCGGGCAAGACGGTCGCGGTCTGCCAGAAGCTGCTCAAGTGCGCGCTCACCCACACTCGCCCGGGTCCGCCGCTGCGCTATGCCTACATCGCGCCAACCCGCGACCAGGCGAAAGACATCGCATGGGGCTATTTGCAGGACTTCACGGCCAAGGTCCCCGGGGCGGTCCCGAATCAGGCGGAACTGAGGATCAGCCTCGCCAACACCGCGCACCCGAGGGGAGCTTCGATCCGTCTCTATTCCGGCGAGAACTACGAGCGGATGCGGGGCTTGTATTTCGATGGCGTCGTTTCTGACGAGGATGCCGACATCCCGCCGGCAGCGTTCGACTACGTGATTCTCCCGTGCCTGCTCGACTATGAAGGCTGGCACACGAGGATCGGCACGCCGAAAGGGCGCAACGCGTTCTGGCGGGCGCTCAGCGAGGCCAAGGCCGATCCGGAGAATTCCTACGCGCTGATCCTCAAGGCGAGCGAGAGCGGGATTCTTTCCGATTCCGCGCTGGCCTCGATCCGCGCTCGACTCACGCCGGAGGCATACGCCCAGGAAATGGAGTGCGATTTCTCGGTGGGCAGGCCGGGAGCGATCTACGCCCGTTTGATGGAGGCCGCGCTTGCGGAAAACCGAATCATCGATTTCCCATGGAGCCGCGAGCATCTCGTTTATACAACTTGGGACCTTGGCGCTCCTCAGAATACCAAGGTCGTTTATTGGCAGTTCGTCGGCCGGGAAATCCATTGCATCGACCACGATACCGACCTCGACCTCACGCCCGCAGCCCGCGTCGCACACATGCGCCAGAAAGGCTACTATTTCGCGTCCCACCTCTTTCCCCACGACGCGGGGGCGCGGGAACGATCCGGAGACAATTTCGAGGAAGTCATGCGCAAGGCCGGGCTGCAAAACATCAAGGTGATTCCCCGGTGCCCGGACATATGGCCGGGCATCACCAAGGTGCAGGAGCTGTTTCCGCGCTTCGTGTTCCACTTGACCCGGACCAAGTATCTCCGCGATGCGCTGGAGTCCTACCACCGGAAAGAGGACAAGAAAACCGGGTTCATCAAGAGCGAGCCCGAGCACGATTGGAGTTCTCACGATGCCGACGCCGTGCGCATGCTCGCGGAAGCCATGATGGACGGTCTTATCAAGGATGGCCCGCAGCCCGCCGGAGGCAAGGTCATCTCCCCAATCGAGGGATTCGGGGATGCGACACCGCGCCGGCGCCGGTCTCAAGTCATCTCCCCGTTCGATTGACCCATGATCCCGACCTATCAAGCCGCCGCGGAGGAGATTTTCCGCGATGTCGTCAACGGCCCGGAAAGCTCCGGAGTGCCGGAGATTTTGGCGATCCTCAAACGGCACTTCGATCCCGTGATTTCCGCGGCGAAACCGGTATCTCTCGCCGATAGGATCGCGGAGATGGTGCCGGAGGATGAAGATGGGGATGAGCAGGCTCCGCATCGTTCCAAGGTCATCCGGCCGTTTTGATATTGGCGGAGACCCGCGGAATTGATCGGCCTGCGGAAGCGGGCTAGAAGCGCCGCAAATGGGATTTTCAAAGCCGAAAGCCGTCACGCAGGAGCCAGCGCCGCCGCCGGTGACCACGACCAGCGCGGACGCCGCGCGCGCCGCGGATGAGGAGCGCCGCAAGCAGGCCGGGCGCGACGGCTACACCGCGACGATGAACCCCAAGGCCGGGCGCAAGACCCTGCTTTCCGCACCGGCCGCCGCGAAAGCCGCGGATGCGCCTACCCGAAAAACCCTCCTCTCCGCGTCCTGATGCAGGAAACCGCCAAAGCCGTCCTTGCCCGCTGGGGGCGCATGCTCTCCGACCGCTCGCCGTGGGATTCCGAGTGGCAGCAAGTCGCAGATCTCGGCATGCCGCGCAAGGGCAACATTCTCGGCAACCAGGTGGGGCCCGGCGGGCAGCCGGCCAACAAGCTCTATGACACAACGCTGATCGAGTGCATCGCGACGCTGGCCAGCTTCCACGCCACCAACATCACGCCCGCGGGATCGCAGTGGTTCGCGTGGGAGGCTCCGGAGGGGATCAAGAGCGACGAGGCGGACGGATGGTATAACAAGGCCAGCGAAACCGCCGTGAAGATCATGGCGGGGAGCAACTTCCACACCATGCTGAACGAGGCTTTCGAGGACCGTTCCGGTTTCTCGATATCGTGCATGGGGGCGATGCCCCACCCGGAAAACCTGATTTCCTTCCAGACGCATCCCATCGGCTCCTATTGTTGCGAGGAGGACGCGGACGGAAACGTGAACACCATTTTCATCCGCCGTCCCTATTCCATCTCGCAGATCCACGAGATGTTCGGCGAGCAGGCGATTGCCAAAAACGACAAGCTCTCAAAGAGCCTGGCCGCCTTCACGGAAAAGGGGATCAACGCCGAGCACATCGTCATCCACGCCGTCTTTCCGCGCATCAATCGGGACGCGACGAAGCGGGACATCTTCAACATGCGTTTCGCCTCGTGTTGGGTTTGCGAGGACGGCAGGGACGAAACCCGGATGCTCGAGCGATCCGGATTCGAGGAGCTGCCCTACATGGTTTCGCGCTATCTCAAATCGTCCGGCTCCAAACAGCAATACGGATTCGCGCCGTTCCAACAGGTCAAGGCCGCGGTGCTCAACGTCAACCGCACCAAGCAGATTCTGCAAGTGGTCCGGCAGCGTCAGGCAGTGCCGTCCATCCTCATCCCGGATGACCTGATCGGAAACATCGACCAGCGCCCAGGCGGCAAGACCGTCTTCAACGGCAAGAACTCCAACCTTCCCCAGGAGTGGCTCAACAAGGGCAACCCGCAAGGTCTCATCGAGGAAATCGAGGATGACCGGCAGGCCATCCGCAAGGCGTTCCACTACGACACCGCGCGCATGTTCGCGGATCGCGAGAAGCAGATGACGGCCCGCGAGGTCGCCGAGCTGGCGGCGGAGAAGCTGCTTCCCCAATCGACGACTTTCACACGCTTCACCGCGGATTTCCAAATCCTCATGGAACGGATCTTCGCGGTGCTTTTTCGCGCCGGCGCATTCGGCAAAGCCGATGAAATCCCCGCATCGGTGATCCGCAGGACCGCCGGCGGACTGGCCGAGGTGCCGCCGCCCAAGGTGATCTATCAATCCCGCCTGGCGCTCGCCATCCGTCAGGCAGAAACCGCGGCTGCGGATCGCATGATCGAGCGCGCCATCAATCTGGCCGCCGGCGGAGACGCGTCCGCCCTCGAAAACATCGACGTTGACGAGTATCTCCGCCGCACGGCCCGCAACGACGGGATCGATGAGAAAATGCTGCGACCCGAAAAGGACCGCGACGCCATGCGCGACCAGAAAGCGCGCGCCGCCCAGCAACAGGCCGAGCTCGAACAGGCGAAACTCGCCAGCGAGGCGGCGCGCAACGCCGGCGTGAAGATCCCTACACCCGCCTGATATGCCTGATTTCCTTGAAGATCCCATCGCGCTGTTCGAGGCACAGCAAGCCGCCAAGGCGAAATCCGAGCGGGATTATTTCCGGGCGACGCGCGAACTCTTCAACACCGTGAAGGGCCGCAAGTGGCTCTCGCTCGCCATGGCGCGCACGAACTACATGGGCAGCGTCTTCGACGCCGCGGACGGCATGAATCCGACCACCGCCGCGCACCGCGACGGCTTCCGGGCGTTCATCTCGGAAATTCTCAACTCCGCCTACGACGGCAAATCCAAACCAGAAACCGACCACGACGATGAATGACCGCTTCCACATCTACCAGATGCGCCACCTTTTCAAGGGAGACGATCCCATCGGAAAGTATGACGTGCAGACCCACACACTTCGCCTGAACGACGCGTTCGGAGGTCTCCGGGACGAGGCCAAGGCGTGGTTCATGCGGACCCAAGGAATCCCCGTTTCCGTGCTGGTCGGTGACGAGGTGGTGAAGGCCGCCGCGCCGCTGATGGAGTTTCCGGAAGAAATCCGCGCGCTCATGACGCCTCACCAGGGTCACCACACGCCCGCCGCGGTGGATTACGCCCGGAAGAACTTCCCGCGCGAGGAGTTCGAACGCCGGTATCAAGGAAGCGTGCCGTTCGACATCGCGCCGGCCGCTCCATCCGCTCCCGCGCCGCAGGAGATGACCGGCCAGTCCCCGCCGCTCAACGCGCTCGGGCTGCCGGAGGGCTCGCCGGCCAACAAGAAGGAACTCGCCGCGGCATTGAAAGAGCGCGGCGTCGAGTTCGACGGCCGGGCCAAGACCGATGAGCTTGTGAAGCTCTACCTCGAAGCCATCACGCTGCGCCCGGTTTCCAACCTCACCGAACTTGAAAAGCAGACCGACGAAGAGGAGGAGGAGGAAGACTGATTTCCAAAACGCGGGGAACGCAAACGGCGAGCGAGGGGACTCATATTCCCCTGAAATATGGTTCGATTCCATCCCCCGCAACCCATCACACCCTAACCAAATCCACCCATCATGATCCTGACCCGATTCAACCGTTTCCTGTTCAACGAAGCTCCACCGGAAGGAGGCGGCGGAGGCGGCGCGCCACCGGCGAGTGGCGATCCTCAAGCACCTGCGCCACCTGCACCTGGCGGAAACGTGCCCCCACCGGCGAATGCTCCGCAGCGTCCCGAGTGGTTCCCGGAGAAATATTGGAAGGATGGCGGGCCGGCCGATGTCGAGACGCTCGCCAAGTCCTACGGCGAGCTCCAGAAGGCGTTTTCCGCCAAGAATCCGCACCTTGCCGAAGTTCCCGCCGATCCATCCGGCTACGCGTTCAAGCCGGATCAGCTGCCGGAAGGCGTCCAATGGTCGGATGATGTCGCCTCCAAAATGGCCGCGGTCTTCCACAAGGCCCAGATTGGAAACACCCAGGCAAAAGCCGTCGCGACGGCCTTCGCCGAACTGGAAGCCGAGAATCTCGCCGCGGCGACCAAGGCGTATGATGACAAGATCACCGCGGATCGTCAGGCGCTGGAATCGAAATGGGGCGGACCCGAAGCCTACGAATCACGGAAGCAAGAGCTGGCCGCCTACGTCACCGAACAGCTCGGCGAGGACCCGAACGACGCCGTGCTTTTCTCCAGTCCGCGCGTGGTCGAGTTCCTCGCGAAGGAACGGGAATACGTGAAGGCTCTCGAAAAACAACTCGGCGAGGACGCGCTGGCCCGCGCGAAAGGCTCCATCGCTCCCAGGTCTTCGTTCACCTCATCGCCTGACGAGGCCATGCGCATCATGAACGATCCGGCCCACCCGGACCATGCCGCGTGGCAGGCCGGGGAAGACGGCGTGCGCAAGAAGGTCTATGCCCTGCTAGGCGCATCCGAATGATTCCCGCGATGGATAGCGCCGGAGCGTCGGATTGATGGGTTTTCACGACGCTCCGGCGTGATTTGATATTGGCAGACCATCACGATATTGCCCGCGTCTCAGGATCGCGTTAGACGGAAGACCGAACGCACCGACCCGGATCGGCGGACACCCTCGTTAGAGGCCCGTGGCAGAAAGGACACTCGGAAGACTCAACCCTTCTGAAATTCCAACCTCACTTCTACCACCACCATGAGTGTTTCCCTCACCACCGTTCAGGCCGCCCGCACCGTCTTCCAGGAAGGTTTCATGCGCGTCGCCCAGCAAACCCAATCCCGTTTCCGCGAGCTTGCGGACGTGAAGACCGGCCTCACCGGCAAGAGCCACGTCTTCAAGAAGATCGACAAGACCGAGATGGAGGATGTCACCGGCCGTCTCCAGCCGACTATCGGCGAGGAGCAAACCTGGCAGCACCGCTACCTCTTCCCGCGCAAGGCCCAGAAAACGAAGATCCTCGACGAGGACGACGCTTTCGAGCTGGCGCTGGCCGTCGCGCCCAAGGGGGAGATCATCACCGAGATCACGAGCGCCGCGAAACGCCGCATCGACAAGTATTTCATCGAGGGCATTCTCGGCACCAACTACGAGGGTTCCGAGGAAAACGTGCAGGCCATCGCGCTGCCGAACTCTCAGATCGTCGCCGTGAACTACCGCGAGGACGGCGGCAGCGCCAACACCGGCCTGACGCTGATCAAGCTCGCCCAAGCCAAGGCGATCTTCCAGCGCAACGAGGTGTTCGGTCAGGACGTGGACGAAGAGGACGGCAAGCTCTGCATGGCCGTCTCCGCGGACGAGCTGAAAAACCTGCTCATCGACGCGACCCAGGTCGGTTCCGCGGACTACAACGACGTGAAGGCCCTTGTGGACGGGAAGATTTCCTATTTCATGGGAATCCACTTCATCCGCTCCCAGCAACTGCCGACCACCACGCCGGCCGGGAACAAGATCACGCGTTCCTGCCCGATGTGGGTGACCAACGGTGTTCGCATCGGTTTCTGGACGGACATCACGACTTCCATCAAAGAACTCTCCAATCCGGACGGCGCGATTCAAATCCGCGGCCGTATCCGCTGCAACGCGTGCCGCAAGGACGAAATCAACGTGGTGAACATCCTCTGCGAGCAAGCCGCCTGATCCATCCGCCAAACCTAATTAGAAAGAACCACCACCATGGCCAACGTCCTTTCCGCCAACTACTCCGCCCAGCTCCTCGCCCTTTCCAAGGGCCCGGGGCGTGGCGTCGCCGCCCCCACCAGCGGGGGCAACCTCCGCTTCCTCACCGACAAGGCTTCCATCCCTGTCGGAGCTCCGGCCGTCGCCACCGCGACGGATTACATCCGCTTCATGAAGCTCCCAAAGGGCGCGGTGATCCACCGCAACCTGTGCTATCTGTCGACCAACCACACCGCGACCATCGCCGGCAAGCTCCAGCTTGTGCCGCTCGACGGTTCCGCGGTGCAGGAAATCACCGGCGTGACCGCCAATCTGGAAACCACGGAAAGCACCTCCGTTCCGGATGCCGCGGATGATGTCGTCGTGGCGGCCGATAGCTGGGTGCAGTTCGTGCCGGGCGCGGATCTCACCATTGCCTCGACCGCCAAGGATCTCTGGCTCCGCATCGGATTCAGCCAGACCTATTGATCCCGGGCGCCGGGCCGATTCATGACCCCGGCGGATGCGTGGCAGCGTGTCCGCCGGGTTTTTCTTTGCTGCCGATCCCGCCATGACCAAAACCGACATCGCCAATCTGGCACTGAGCAAAATCGGGGAAAGCCTGATTGATGACATCACGGACAGCGGGGACCGCCGCGCGCGGCTGGCCTTGTTGCATTACGAGCCGGCGCTCCGGGAAATTCTGCGGGCGCATTTCTGGCTTTTCGCCATGGCGGTGCTTCCGCTCTCCGCTCGGGAATTCCGGGTGTATTTCCCGGCAGCGTGGCCCGCACCGACTGCGGTCCAGTTCATCACGGTCGGAGGGAACCCGACTGTGAGCGGTCAGCCGGTGACTTTTGAAACGCTGATCTATGCCGGCGAATACAACGGCCGCCCGAAATACACGAACACGGGGAATCAAATCGATTACACCCAATCGCTGATGTGGATTCCCTATTCCGCGGGGTGGGTTCTGATCCGTTATGATTCGGTGAATTCCATCAACCGGGAGTGGACGGCGGTTCAGAATGTCGCCAGTCCGGATCTCATCACGAATCCATTCGTTGGCTTCTCTCCCGCGGCGGGCACGCCAACGGTGGCGCTGGTCGATTATCCCTCGGCGTTTGCCGGGCAATGGGTGAGGCACGGGGACGCGGCTCCCTATGCGTGGTATCAGTCTGATAGTGCCGGGGAATGGCAAGCCAAGGATGCGTTCCGCAATCCGGCGCATCCGGGGATGCTTGGTTGGGAAAAGGCGTGGACTTCGCCCGGGCTGGTGAAAACGAAAATGGTGCGCGATGAGAACGGCGGGAAGATTGAGAAGTTCGATCTGCGGCGCGTCGATGGGGCGACTCTGATTCTCACTGACGATTATGATGCCGCCAGTATCGAGGGTGTGGAGTTTCTGGACGATCCGGACGCTTACGATCCTCTCTTCGTCACCGCGTTCTCGACGCTGCTGGCCGCGCGCCTGGCGCGGGCTATCACCGGCAGCGAGAAGGCGGAAAGCGACCTGCTCTCGCTCTATCACAACGTGGATCTTCCGGCCGCACGCACGGCGGACGGTCACGATTCCCAATCCAACGAAAACCATCCGCTGGCGGAACTCGTGGACGGTTCCCTCACCGGCACCCGCGGCAGCTTCTTTCCCGTAGACGACGAATGATCGTTTCCCAACAAGTCAGCTTTGACGGGGGCGAGTGGTCGCCGAAACTCGATTGCCGCGCCGATCTTGAAAAATACGGCTCGGCCTGCCGGCTGGTCGAGAACTTCATCCCGCTGCCCCAGGGCGGGCTCGTCAAGCGGCCTGGAATGACGCTGCGCGGCTCGATGCCCGGAAATCCGGCGGACGGCCGCCTTGTGGAGTTCGAGCTTCGCGCGGCGAATTCCATCGTGATCGCCATCGGTGACAACATGATGATCTTTTTCAAGGACGGCGCGCCGATCACCTCCGGCGGGATCGTGGTCACGCTAGGCTGTCCGTGGAATGACGGCACGCTCAAGCTGCTGCGCTGGAAGCAGATCAACGACGTGATGATGTTCGTTCACCCGGGCCATCCGCCGAAGATCCTCTCCCGCGTTTCGGATACCAACTGGACGCTGGAAAACTTCGTGCCCGCGAGGAACCACGCGTTTCTTCCCGAAAACCTCGACCGGACCATCCGCATCACGAGCACGTTCAAGGTGAACGCGGATTTCACTACGTGGGCCACCGGTCAGGCATACAAGGTGGGCGACCGGGTGAAGCGGTCGAACGTCTATTACCTCTGCGAGCAGGATCACACGTCCTCGTCCTCGAACGAGCCCGAGGACAAGCCGACGTATTTCGACAGCGAGGAAGAGGAAAACCGGCTTCTGTGGACGCGGGAGTATGTGGACACGTCGAGCACGAAGGGCCAGACGGTGACCTTGACGTGCAACAAGGCATTGTGGACGGCCGCCCACGTCGGATCGGTGTGGGAGCTGGCGCACAAGCGCGGACTCTGGCAGTTCGAGGCGCGGCTTCCGGTGGACAAGACGGCGACCGGATCCAATCAGGTCTATTCCAAGGCGCTGGTGGTTCAGGGGAGGTGGACGATGCAGACGTTCGGAAACTGGAACGGCAAGTTCCACGTCCAGATTTCCCGGGACCGCGGCATGTCGTGGAAAAGCCTCCGCGCCGTCCAGAGCACGGCCAAGACGCCGCGCAACGCGTCCTTTGAAGGTGAGGAGCCGAAGCGAGCTCTCATCCGGCTGATGTTCACGGACTACTCCGCCAACGGAACATCCGGCAGTCCGTATGCGATGCTGAACGTCGAAGGTGCCTATCTTCGCGGGATCGTGAAAATCACCGAGTTCACAAACTCGAAATCCGTCAAGGCGGTCACGATCACGCCGATTGAGAAGGATACCACCGATGTTTGGTCCGAAGGCGCATGGAGCGACCACCAGGGGCACCCGCGCTGCATCGAGTTCCATCAAGGGCGCGTGGTGCTCGCCGCCACATCCAAGAGCCCCCACACCATCTGGGCGAGCGCGGATGACGACTACAACAATTTCCGCCGCGGCACCCTCGCGACGGACCCGTGGACCCACACGGTGATGATCGGCCAGCGCGAGCCCATCGCCTGGCTGCTCTCCGACCGCGCGCTCGTCATCGGATCGAGCGTCGGCGAGTTCGTGATGATCGGCGCGGATTCCGACAAGCCGATCACCGCGGAGGATCGCAACGTCATGCGCCATTCGTCCATCGGCTCCCACGTCAACGGACCTGGCGTGCTGCCCGCGGACAACGCCGCGCTCTACATCCAGAAGGGCGGCCGGATTGTCCGGGAAATGGGATACCGGTATGAGAGCGACCGCTACGAGGCTGCAAATCTCACGTTGCTGGCGGATCACCTGTTCAAGGGGAACGAAATCACCGACTTCGCGCTCCAGCGCGCCCCCGTGACAATCGTCTGGTTCGTGGCCGGCGGTGTGCTGCACTCGCTGACCTACGATCGCTCGCAGAACGTCGCGGCGTGGGCGCGGCATCCCACGGCCGGAACGGTGGTTTCCGTCGCCTGCATCCGCAAGCCGGCCGAGGACGAGGTTTGGTTTATCGTCCAGCACGGCACCGAGTGGACCGTCGAGAGGTTCGCAACCGGCCTGATGAGCGAGCCCGCGGACGCCGGACAGTGGTCGGATTGCTGCCAGACGCTCGCATCGCCCTACAATTTGGCGGGAAATCCGCTGCAAGGGCTCACGGTGGTCGGCATCCACAACGGCGCGATCATCGGCCCGGCCACGCTCAACAGCGGGTTTTTCACCGGCCTGACCGGAAACGTCACGCTTGGCCGTCCCTACTCGGCCAAGGTTATGCCCATGACTCCGGTCCTACAGCTCCAGAACGGCACCTCGCGCACCCGCGAGATCCGCATTCATGAGGCGGTGCTGTCCCTCTATCAAAGCCGCGGCGGCAAGATCGGCGAGGATCCGGCGGGCACGAAGTTCGATCCCGTCCGCGCGGATTCCGGCACGATGTTCACCGGCGAGAAAGCGGTTTCATTCGACGGCCGTCACGGCACGGCGGGCGCGTTCTGCGTGGTTTCCGACGAACCGCGGCCGTTTTTCCTCCGATCCCTCATCCTCAAATTCAACGTCTATGGCGATGCTGGTTGAACCTTTCCAAGCCCGACACCTCCCGGCCATCCAATCATGGTGGGCCGCCCGCGATCATGGAACCATGACCGAGGGCATCCTTCCTCCGGTCGGCCGCGTCGCCGTGGATGAGCATGGACCCGCCGCCGCCGCGTTTCTCTATGAGCCCGCGGGATGCGATGTCGCCATCATCGACTGGCTGGTTTCCCGCCCGGGTCTGCAACTCTCCGCCGCGCGTCTCGCCTGCCGGCTGATCCTCTCCGCGCTGGAAGATCACGCCAGATCTACCGGCCGCGGCATCCTGTTCGCCTCCGTCACCCGGGAATCCATGCGCCTCGAAGCCGTCGCCTGCGGATTCCACCTCGCCGAGCCCAACGCCATCCACCTCGCGAAAACCCTCTGACCATGTTCGATCTATCCAATCCGGTCGGAATCGACGAGCTCGAGGCGGCTATCGTCGCTTCTGACAAGCCGCGCGCGGAGTGCCCGGTGGTGCACCGGTTCACGCCCGGCCTCTACATCCGCGAGATCCACATTCCGGCCGGAACGCTCCTCACCAGCATGGAACACCGGCTGGAACACCCCTTCGTGATTTCCAAGGGAAAGGTCGAGGTCTATTCGGAAACCGAGGGAGCGGTGATCTACCAGGCCCCGCATACCGGCATCACCAAGCCCGGCACGCGGCGCGGAATCCTCGCCATCGAGGACACCGTTTGGACGACCTTCCACGTCACGGAGGAAACCGACGTGGAGAAGATCGGCGAGGCGATTCTGGCACCGCATTTCAACCCGCTGCTTGCCTCGAACGATCCTCGGCTTGAGGCATGGCGGGAATACAACCACCAACCCCCAAAAATCGAATCATGAGCATGATGTATGTCGGCATCGCGTCGGTGGTGGTTTCCGCCATCGGGGCCGGGGTTTCCTACATGGGAAGCAAGCAGGCCGCCGAGGCTGCCGAAGAACAAGGGCGCGCCCAACAGGCCGCGGCAAACGCCGCCGCCCGCAATGAGGAGCTGCAGAACGCCGAGAACATCCGCCGCGAGCGCCTCAACAAGCGCCGCCGCCTCGCCCGCCTGCGCTCGCAAATGAACGCCGGCGGCGTGGTCATGAGCGATTCATCGATGGACGTTTTCGCCGAAACGGCAGGCAACATGGAACTCGCCATTCAGGACAGCGCCCGAGAGGGAAATCTGGCCGCCTCCAACATGCGCAACGAAGGCGCGGTGTCCGCGTGGGAGGCCCGAGCTCTCGCCCGAGCTACCCGCGTCGCCTCCTACGGAACGCTCCTTTCCAGCGCCTCGCAAACCGCCACGTCCTACGCATCCACCCGCTGAACCCATGCCCATCATTCCCGATTTCGATCCCGTCCGCGGCCAAGCCTCCGCCGCCGCCCCCTCGCTTGGTGCCGCGATGGCCGCGGGCAAGGCCGTGGAGAAAGTCGGCGCGTCCGTTTCCCAGGTGGGCGACGATCTCGGCGACTACCACGAGCAACTGACCCGCGCCCGCGATGCCGGCGTGAAGGCCTACGCCTCGCTGCTCATGCAGAACGCGTTTTCCGAACACGAGGCTTTCCGTATCCAGAACCCGGACGAATCCGCGTGGGAGGAAGACATGCGGCAGCGCGTGGGCGCGGTGCGTGAAAAACTCGCCGCGGAAAAAATGAGCCCGTTCATGAAGACGGAGCTCGACGCCACGCTTTCCGGCTGGGAATCCAACAGCCTGCACAGGACCCGTCTCGACGGGCTCAAGCAGGCCCGTGCCCGCGCCCGCCAGCGCATCACCAACTCCGCGGAAGCCTACAAGGCGGCCGGCGACTACCAATCCGCCCGCACCACGCTGGAAAGCGGCCGTGGCTCCGCGTTCCTGCCGGAGGAAACCGACGCCGACATCCAGCGCCTCGACACCGAGGAAAAGGACTGGCAGCGCGAGCAGGCGTTCAAGGCGGATCTCGCGGAGATTGACGAGGACCCCTTCGCCACCCGCGGGAAATACGAGTCCGCGGAAGCGCCGGAAGGCGCGGACCCGGCCGAATACGCCCGCAAGCGGGACCACCACCGCCAGCGCCTCGCCCGCGAGCAAGGGGAAATCCTCGACTCCATCCGCGACGGCATCGCCGCCGGCAAGATCCTGCGGCCGGATCAGCTCGATGAATTCCAGGACGAGCTCGGGGCCGCCGCGGTTTCCGCGCTCAAGCAGTCCATGGAAAAATCCGGAGATGAGAACCGCCGCCGGATGGTCGCGACGCCGCCGTATCAGGCGCGCATCATCGGGGCGGTTTCCGCTTCCATCGATTCTCTCGACCCGAACGACATCAACGCCCGCGTGGCGATTGAAACGCGCCTGGCGGACATCAGCCCGGGTCCCACGAAAAACCATCTGGCCGCGGAACTGGCGAAGAAGATCGCCGGGGAGGAATCCGATCCCGGGCCCATGCGCCGCGCCCGCACGATGCTGAACACCGCGTTCAAGCAGGGGTATTTCGGCCCTGTTGGATCATCCCCCGAGCAATCCACGTCCGATGTGGTGGCCGACCAGTTTTTGCAGGACGGTGCCAAGCTCCAGTCTCTCGGGTTTTCCGCCGATCAGGCCGACGCCATCATGGACCCGGAGATTTCCAACGAAAAACGCCTCGCCAAGTTCCGGGAGCTCTATCCCGCGCGGGACGCCAAGGCGGACAAGTCCGACGACTACACGCGCCGGGCCGCCCGCGCGCTGGTCGAGCGGCGTGACCGCGTGGCCAAGACGCCGGAAGAGAAATCGGCGGAGTTCCGCGATTCGTGGAAGGCTCTCCAACGCAAGGGCGAGATCGAGCGCGGCTTGATCGAGTGGCAGCGCGACCACCCGGACGGCGACGTGGAAGCGGAGCTGATGCGCCGTCTCGGCGATGCGGAAAGCGCCGCCTTCCTCGACACCATCGGGGAATCCGAATGGTTCGGCGATGAGTTCGACACGCCCGAATCTTCCGATCCGACCGTTCCCAACCTGCCGGCCGACTTCGGCGGCGCATCCGCTTCCCTGCTTCCCGAGAAATGATCACGCTTTCCCAAATCGACCCCAAGGCCCCGGGCTCCCTCGACATTCCCGCGGGCGATCCTCCCATGGACGCCGGCATGTCGTCCACCTTCGCCTCGCCGTGGATGCGCGTGCAGGAAGATCAATCCCAGGAAGAGCGCGAGCGCCGCGCCCGGCAGATTGAGAAACTCGACGCAGCCATCCTCGATCCCGAGTCGTTTTTCAAAAAGAATCCCTTCAACCCGCAGTTCGCGGACGATCCGGAGAAAGCCAGGCGGCGGGTTCTCGTCGCCGGCTACCTCCGCCACGAGAACGGCGGCAAGCCGCTGCCCATGGGGGCGGACGGTCACGAGCTGATGCGCCGCCGTGTCGCAGCACAGCGCTTCGAAGGACGCGGCGCGGAGGATGACGACGCTTTCCACGGCGAGCTCGTCAAGGCCGCCACCCGCCGCAAGGACGAAAAGGACATCCGCGGCCGGATCAGCGCCGCCGCCTTGGATGATGCCCTGATGCCCGCCGGACAATCCGGAGGATTCGCCAAGGTCCGGGAATCCCTGAAATCGCACATGGGCTACGATCCCGAGCGCGAGGCGGAGTATTTCGAGGCGTTCCACCGCACGCGGATGGCCGCCGCGGCGGGAATGGAGGAATTCCGCCCTCAACTGGATGCCGTCTGGAACGCGTTCGAAACGGAGGGCGACGTGGGAAGCGCCGCGCGTGATGCCTACGACGCCATGCCGGACGCGGAAACCCGCATGCGTTTTCTCGCCGCCCTGCGCCTGCGGGCCGGGATGCTCGCCCCGGAGCAACAGCCGTCTTTCTGGTCGAACGTCGGCAAGCAAAGCGGGCGCGATATCTCCGCGTTCGGCCGCGACGCTCTCGGATTCGTTCAAACGAACACCGAGGCGTTTTCCGACATCCGCCACGACATCGCCGGCGGCGGGATGCCGGATCTTGTGCCTTCCCAAATCCAGCGGCGTTTGCAGGATCGAGAAACCAACGCCGCCCAGGACGAGGCCACCCGCAGGGAGATGGATTTCATCGCGGACGTGCGCCACGTTCAGGAATCCACCTTCGATCCGGTGAAATACCTCGCGCCGGACTCTGATTCGGTGTTTTCAATGCGAACGCTCGAGGTCGGGGCCTACGGGATTCCCGGAGCCGTCGTCACCAGCGCGACGGCAGCAATACCGGGATTCGGCATGGCCGCTTTCTACGCGTCCAGCCACGAGGCCGCCTACCAGCAATACCGCCGCGAGTTCGAAGCCGCCGGCATGGACTACGACACCGCGGCCACCAACGCCCGCACGCTCGCGCCCGTCGCCGCGGTTCCGCAAGTGCTGATGGAGCGCCTCCAACTCAAGGCCATCCGCGGCAAGCTGCCGATGCTGGAAAGCCTCGTCCAGAAAACCACGGCCAAGGTCCCGGGCCGCGCCGGACAGTTCGCGATTCGCGGGCTGGTCGGCACGGCGGAAGAGACGGCGCTGGAAAAAGCTCAGGACATCGTTCCGTCCTTCGTGCAGGACATCGCCCACGCGCTCGAATCCGACATCCCGGACGTGACGTGGAGCAACGGCAAAAACGGCGTGCTGGATGGATTCTGGAAGGACAGCGCGTCTCTCGCGGTCACCATGCTGCCGCTCGCGATCTTCGGGGCCGGTGTCGGCGTGGTGAACGATCAGCGACGCATCGCCGAGATCAGCGCGGCCAGTGACCGGCAACTCCTCGCTCTCGGGGCCAGTCCCGAGGCGGTTTCCAACGTCCGCATGGCGAAAACCTTCGCCGAACAGACGCAGGCCGTCGAAACGCTCGTTTCCAACCTCGATCCCCAATCGGAAACCGCGCGGGCCGCCGTGGAGGAACTCAAGACCCAGCAAGCCGCCATGGAATCGCTCCGCGCCTCCGGCGCGCTGCCGGAAATGGTGCGCTCCGCTGATGGATGGTCCGTCGTGGACCCGGAAACCGGCGAGGAGGTCGGCACCTCGCCGGACCTGGCCGGGGCATGGCGCATCGCCCAATCTCATTCCGATTTCCTCGCTGACATGCGCGGCGATGCCGTCGCCTACATGGCCACCATGCTGGAAAGCGCGGATTTCCTCGCCGATGCCGATCCGAACACCACCACCCGGCTGGAACTCGGCAAGGTGATGGACATGGCCTTGATGGAGGCCGAGAACCCGCAATCAGCCGCCCGCTACGCCGCCCAGGTCGCCCTTCGCGAACAGGCCGCCGGCGGGGACGGATCGATGGCCTACGCCATTCTCGGACGCTCGGAAACCGAACTCCGCGAGAACCTCCGCCACACGGTGAACCGCATCTATCAGGGCGGTTCCGTGCTCACGGTGTTCCACGAATTCACGCACGGCAAGCGCCGCGAGGCCCGCGCCGCCGGGCGCATCACGCGCGCCGACGAAATCGCCTTCCTCCGCGCGCTCGATCAGGTCATGGCCGGCAAGCGGACGAGGAACGGCGAGGCGCTGCGCTTCATCCCGGAAAACCTCACGGATGACCGGATTTCCGAGGAACTCATCGACGAAGCCATCTCGGAGGTCATGGAGGCGGAAATCCTGCGCACCCGCGAGGGCGGCAAAACCCGCCGCACGCCTGCCAGGCGCGCCGGGGCCGTCAAGACTCCCTCCGGATTCATCACCCGCAACCTGAACGCCATCGCCCGTCTCGCCCCGGGAGCGACCGAAAAATTCTCCGCGTTCATCGACGCGGTGCGCGCCCACTTCGGCCTCGCGCTTTCCCGCGCGCTCGCGCTGCGCAAGGCGGAGAAAGAGGGCCGCTTCGACCGGGAATCCTACGACGCTTTCCTCCACAAGCTCATGGGCACCGATGATAAAGCCGAGTTCGACCGGCTTTCCTCCGCCGAGTTCCAGCGGGTGTTCCAGATGGAGGAAGATCCCGCGGACGACATTCCGTTTTCGCTCGGGCGAGGCAAACCCTTCGACATGAAGGCGGACATGCGCGCGCAAGCAGAGTGGCTGCTTGACCAGGCGCTTGCAAGAGGCTATCAATCCCTTGATGACCTCCTCGAAAAAGACCCCGAAGGCTTCAACCAACTCGGCCGGGAGTGGAGATCCGCACACCCCAGAGGAGAGGAAGGAAATCCTCCGGCTGGCGAGGGAAATCCAGAACGAGCGGGCGACGAAAGCGGCGAAGGCAAAGTAAGCCTCTCCATCGCACCATCCCGCGGGCTCGACCTGATGCGGATGGACGCCCTTTCCCGCGTCAAGAATCCCCGGCGCCGGGCGGAGATTTTCCAGCGGGTTTCCCGCGAGTTCGCGCGGCTCAAGCTCGATGCCGAGCGTCTCGAACTCACGGCCGGGTCCAAGCGCCTGCGCAAGTCACTGCTCAAGGAAGCCGCCATGCGCGAGGCCCAGCGCGCCGACGAGCTCGAACGCGAGGCCTACGCGCGCCATTTCGGAGTGCTGTCCAATGACGAACTGGTGAAGATCAAGAGCCAGCCGGTGCACGCCTACCTGAGCGATCCCCACTCGCCGCTCCGCGGCCGTCTCATGAGCCGCACGGCGGCGGTGAAGATGCACCCGGATATGTTCCTGCGGAACTCCGTGGGCGAATACGACGGCAGCGAGGGGATTTCCCGCTCGGTTTTCGGGGGCCGACTGATGCCGGATCAGGCCGCCGCGGAACTCTTCGCCGCCGGTCTCATCCGCGAGAACACGCCGGACGCCATGTGGGACGCGCTGCGCTCCGAACAGGCGATGGTGGACAAGATGAAGGAAGCCATGGGCAAGGCGATGGAAGAGATCCGCAACGCTCGCGCACAGGCGAAGGCGGAAACCAATGAATGGCTGAAGGGCGAGGGCGCGAAGCAGGCCACCGAATACTCGCCGCGTCAGGAGGTCATCCGCGCGCTCGCCGCCCTAGACGCCATCCTTCGCCCGCTGCCGCCGGAAATCCGCGGCCGGATCGGCGGATACCAGCAGATGGCCCGCATCGCCGGGGTGAAGGAGCAAGTGGCCTTCCTCAAGGAAACCATCGCCAAGGCGGACGCGGCGATTGAGACGTGGATGCGCTCCGCGCTCGATCAGGAATTCCGCGACCTGCTCAAGCAAACGCGCCCCGAGCGGGATGAGGCCGGGCGCAAGCCGCGCGGCAAGATCGGCGCGAACGTCCACGACCTGTTCCGCGCGGTCGAGGAATCCATGGGGCTGGAAGGTCACGAGGTCGAGGCTGTCGCCGCCGGGCTCGAAGCCCAGGCAGATCTTGAAACGACCAGCGAGGAGCAACGCGCCCACCTGCTCATGGAAGCGAATCTGATCCGCCTCGCCGGGAACTGGCTCAAGGCGGACGCCGCGCGCCGCGAGGCCGCTCTGGAAGCCGCCGCCAAGGCATACTACGGCGGCTACATGGAGGCCATGATCAAATCATCCGCCCGCCGCTCGCGGATTGCCGCCGCCCGCGCGAAACTCCGCATCGCCACCGGCAAGGCCGGCGAGCGGATGGAGGTGATCGAGCGCGAAATCAAGGACAGCGGCACCAAACTCGGCCGCGCGAAAGAATGGCTGCTCTCGCTCTACTCGTTCGACCAGGTGCTTTCCCTCGCGTTCGGGGAGAATTCGGAAACGGCCGCCATGCTGCGGGATTGGGAGCTTCGCGCCTCCAACGCCAAGGAGGACGCCATCCAGCGCGCCAATGACGAGCTGGAAAGCCTGCTCGAATCCCTCGCCGGCGGGAAATACCAGGGCGAGGCACTGCGCTGGAATCTCGGCACGGATCGCAACATCACCGTGACCGATTGGAAGGGGCGCAAACAGACGTTTTCCCAGCTCGAAGCCATCACGTTCACCCTGATGTGGGATCAGGAAGACGGCCGCCGCCACATGGAGGGCATCACCGACGACGAGGGCAACGTGATTTCGGATTGGCACTGGCGCGAGGAAGACCGCGAGGCGGTCGAGCGCCAGCTTTCCAAGGACGCGCTCGCCGTGCGCGCCCACATCCGCGAGGCCTACGCCGCCGAGTATGACCGGATCAACGCGGTGTTCTCGGACCTCTACGGCGTGAACATGCCGCGGCACAAGAACTACGCGCCGATCACCGTCGCCCCCACCCAGCAACCCGGCGGACAAATCGCGGACCCCGTTTCGGGATCGATGATCGGGCCGGGCCTCACGCCCGGATCGCTCAAGAACCGGTCGAACACGGCCGTTGCCAAACCGGATTTCCGCGACGCGATGCAAACCTTCATCGCGCACAACAAACAGATGGAACATTTCATCGCCTACGCACCCTTCGCGAGCGAGGCCATGGCGGCGCTCAATAACCGCGAGGTTCTGGATTCCATCAAGGCGAAGGCCGGCAAGGAAGCC